ACCGAACCGGTCCGCCGCCGCCGGCCTGACCACCGTCACCGTCACGGTGGCGCCCAGCGGGATGGTCACGCACTCGGCCAGAACGGCGAATGCAGCCGGTCCGGGCGCGCCCACGACGGGATCACCGTCGTAGCCCACGGATCGAGCGCGATCGACCCAGCACCGACGCTCGCCGCACCCGACGTCACGACCGCCGCCGACGACAGAGCCGCGAGGTCGGCATCGGTCAGGTACAGGGCGCCGGAGTCGTCACGGTCGTAGGTGACCGACGCCGGCCCCAACATCTGCTGCGTCACACCCTCCGGGTTACGGAGGACACGCTGCACCATGTTCACGCTGACCGTCAGCGGCACCAGCGGGTCCAGTGTCGCCGCGAGGAGCCGTGCTGGCAGCGACGGGACCGCCGACCGGATCAGGACCGCGGCCCGGTCGAGGAGCACCGTGGCGCGCGCCTGCTCATCAGCGGTGAGAGTCCGCCACCCGGCGGCCACATCGCTGGCGGTTGCATACGCGACCACGGCGCCCCTCCCCTGCCTACTTCGCCCGGTGCGGGTTCCGGGAGGCGTACGCGGCGTCGTGGGCATCCGCGTCCGTCTCCGGCGTCGGCTTCCCGTCCGTCACGCCGGCCACCGAATAGTGCTCGTTCGGCGTCGGGTCCACCTCGACACCGAACAGTCCCGTCTCGGTGGCCCTGTCCATCGCAGCCTGCACCTCGTCCGAACCCGGACCGGGCGCATCGGATGGGCCGTGGGTCTGCCCGAGAGCCGAGAGTCGGTCCTGCTCGACCTCGGCGTCGGTCTTGGCGGTTGCCTTGCCTGCCATCTCGATCCTCCTGCTCAGGCGTAGTTCGCGGCGACGGTGAGCTGCATGAGCCCGCCCGGGTCGGCGATACCGGTGCCGACGTGCGTGGACTGCCACTGGAGCACGTCCCCAGCCGCGACCACGAGGTTCGCCGGCGTCGCCGACAAAGTGATCGCCTTGGGGACGTTCGCGACGGTGTTCACGCCGGAGTCGAACTCCAACGTCGCCATCACCGTCGTACCCGCCCCGGTGCCCTTGTTGACCAGGGACACGCTGCGGGTGTTGGTGTTCGCCCCGGTGATCGCGGTGACCGTCGCGTACGTCACCGCCGACAGCGTCCCGGCGCGCGGGCACTGAAAGACGTTGGTGGTCAGGTCGTTCCCGACCGTCGATACCGGCTGAACCGGTAGCTGGTGGGCGCCTGCGAATGGTGCGGTCATTACTGTGTCCTCCTCGGCGTTTCGGCCGATCGTTGGGCGATTGGCTGTTACGGCGTGAGGAGCGAGCCGACCGGGTACCGGCTGGCCTCGGTGGGCTGGTCGTTGTTGACGGTGTTCGCGACCTGCCAGCCGACACGGAAGGTGAGGCGGATAGCCGTCATATCCTGCTGCGGCAAATTGTAAATAATCGCCCCGGTGTTGTCCTGAATCACCGCCTGGTCGAGGATCTTCATCGTGATGTCCTGCCGGACGCCCACCACGAACTGCGACCAGTCGCCACCGAACAGGCGCGGCGAACCGGAAGCGGTGGGCCACAGGCCGCGCATCGGGTAGACGATCGGGTACCCGTCCAGGGTCGTGATCGCGCCGTCGGCGCGGCCCACGTCGAGCTTGCGGCCCTGCGAGTCGCGGGCGGTGCGGATCTTCGCTTTCGCGCTGGTCGCGGCAACCCAGCCGGACACGTCGTAGCCGTCCGCCTCGACCTTGCCGTACAGGGTGTCGACATCCCCGTAGTAGCCGCCGGCCGTCGCGACCGCGCCTTCGGTGGTGTTGTTGCTGGCCGAAGTGACAGCGGCGTTGATGTTCGTGGGCCAGGAGCTGGGGGCGTTGGTGCCGAAGAACACGGCCGCGTCCAGCGTGCGCGCCATCGCCTCGGTCAGCAGCGGCATCGCCTCGTCCCACACGTTCACATCCACGTCCGCGATCACGTTGTCCGGAACCGGCATGATCGTGGCGATTTCCTCAATGTTGAGGAACTTGTTCGCCCAGTTGATCTCGGTCGTACCCTTGAGGCCCGTGTCACCGTTGACGAAATACGCCACCGGCAGCGCCGACAGGACCGGGAACCGGACCTGCGCGCGACCCACCGGCACCCGCCGGAACATCTGGAGCACCGCGGACTGCTCGGTCGCTTTCCCGAGCATCGCGGTCGAGACCTCCTCGGGGATCAACGCCGCGGCGTCGGTCCTCGAAGTCAGGTTGTTGTACGCCAAGACTCCTCCTCAGAAATGAGCAGCAGCCGTTGGCGTTTCGGCGCTGCGGAGATTAGCTGACCCCCGCCTGACGGCGGATCAGTTGGTTCATGTCGGTGCCGGCCCCGGCGCGGCCCCGGCTGCCTTGGCCCAGGTCGGCGGTTTTCTTCGGCGCGACCCGATCGGCCCACTTGGCGACCTTCTCGGCGTCGACCTGCCCCGCGTCGGTCAGGAACCGGCGGGCGTCGACACCTTCGACCAGGCCCTCGATCTGCGCCGCGTCCAGCCGGCCGGCGAGCGCCGAATGCAACTGCGCCGCGACGAGCTGCCCGCCGAACTCCAGCGTCAGCGCCGCGCGGGTCTCCTCCGATGCCGTCTTTCGGGCCTCGGTGACCGCCCGCTCCTGGTCGGTCTGCGTGGTCGCCAGCAGCGCGTCGTACTGGCGGGCGCGTTCGGCGACCTGGTCGTAGTCGCCGTACCGCTTGTCGCGGTCCTTCACGGCGCCCTCGTGCTTACGCGCCTGGTGCTTCCAGTACGCGAGCTGCTGATCGGTGGCCATCTCGGCCACCGGGGTGTTCTCCGGGAACCCACGGCCGTTGCCCTGCTGGCCGGTGGTGGTGTCCTGCTGGCCGCTGTCGCTGCCGGTGGGCGTGTCTTCGTCTGCCATGACGGCTGTCTCCCTGACGGGATCGGTGAAAGGTTGCCCATGTCGGGCGGGGTGGTTCAGGCGGCCGGCAGGTCAGCCGGGCCACGGAAGTGGTCCTCAGCGTTGGTGAGGACCGGACCGAGCTCGCCGTGCTCATGCACGGTGAACCGGGTGCGTTTCAGGTCGGCCGCCTTCGTGGACCCGGCGGCCTCATACAGCTTCGCGAGGGCATCACCGTCGAGGCTGCGTCCCGGGTCGATGCCGTTGACGACGGGCAAGATCGTGCACTCGCAGCGGGCATGCAGGGCCATCAGGTCGCCGCGGTGGTACACGCGGTCCGACGCGGCGATGCACAACCCGCAGGTGCCGCCCTTCGACAGTTCCGGGTGGACGATGCGCCGCCACCCGTCGACGGACCGGACCAGCATCACCTTCCGGGCCTGCGCCCGGAACGCCAACGCCACATCGGTGGACGCGGCGACGCTGGCCCGCTCGGCGGCCATCTCGACGGCCCGGTCCTCCGGTACGTCCAACGTCCGCTGGTAGCGGTACAGGTCCGCGACCCGCCCGTACGGCGCCGCCGCGCCCACACCCGCCCGCAGGTCCGTCACGGGTACCACGCCGGCCTGCGAGACATGCCGGCCGGACAGTGTCGACAGCACCCGCGCAAGGTAGGCGTCGGTGACAGCCGCGACCTGGCGCTGACTGGCCTGCACCCGCGCCGCGATCCGTTCCGCGAGGACGGTGATGGCCGCCGTGTCGTACCAGCCGGCGAAGGTCTGCACCTGCGCCGCCGCGTACGAAGTCGCGGCGAGCGTCAGCCGAGCACGGGCCGCCGTGTGCGCGGCCACCAGGCGGCCCACCGTGGCAACCTCCGCCGACCCGGCCGCCGTCGCCACCGGCTCACCCCACCACCGCCGCAGCCGGCGCGATAGCAGGCTGCGGTGTCGGACCGATGGCCGGCTGAGGCGTCGAGCCGGCCAGGGCCGGTTCCAGCAGGGCCTCGTCGGCGCGCTGAGCCTGCGCCCGCGCCACCTGATCGGGGCTCATGCCGATCACCTCGGTCCAGATCGTCTCCGTTGGCACGATGCCCTTCGCCTGCGCGGCAGCCGAATAGCGCTCGTTGAGGGAGTACCGCTGCGGCGAAGCCCACATGATCCGCAGTTGGTTCAGGTCCGCGCGCGCGTCGTCGCCCATCCACCGGAACGCCGCCGCCATCACCTGCGACCAGCCCTCCGTCGCGCGCGCGATCCGGTCCTCCGTTTTGAAGACCAGGCCCTCGCGGGCCAGCGCCGCACCCTCGGCGGACTGGTTCTCCGCGCCCGGGTCGAGCATGTGCAGCGGGGTCCGGGTCACCGCGGCGAGGTACTGGACGTCCGCGCGAACCGAGTTGAGGATGCCGGCGAGGTCGACCTGGCCGGACTCCCACATCTCCGCTGTCTCCGGCAGCTGCCACAGCGCGCCCGGGTCCGCCGAGAACACGGCGGAGTAGTCGATCAACGCGCCTTGCTCATCCCGCAGCGGCAGGCCCTTCACGGCGCGTTGACGGAACGCCTGCAACGTGGCGATCATCATCCGCTGCAACACCATGTGGTTGATCCGGCCCAGCAGGTCGACGTGCGGCTCGAACTCCGACACCCCGCGCCGGTTCCGGAACCGCACCACCGGCATCAGACCGGCCGGGATCTCCTGCCCGTCCTCGCCGCCGAGCTCGTCGTCCCAGTCGAAGTTCGCCGCGTTGAACGTCGCCAGCAGCGGCACCGACCCGGACACGGTCGACGCCGGGCCGCGCGGCTGCGACCGGGCCACGTACACCCGGCCCGGCAGGTACACGTACGCCACCTGCTGCCGGGTGAGTTCGTCCTCGAACATCTTCAACGCGGCCAGGATGCGGCGTTGCTGCACCGGGTCGTGCTCCGACACGACCTGGCGCGGATCCTCTGCCGTGATCACGGGGACCTTCGAGTCCTCGTCCACACCGCCGATGATCACGTACGCGTCACCGAGCGCCAGCGACGTGCTGTGCACCTCAGCCGACTCGACCTCAAGGCCGGCGCGCTGCCAGATCCGCCACGCCTCCGCGTCACCAGTCTCGTCGCCGTCAGCCGACGTGCGGATACCGACCGGCCGCATCCGCTCCCGCGGCGCCTCCACGATCAGCTCGGCGAAGTTCGACCGGGCGAGGCGCTGGAACGCTCGGTACGCCTCCCGGGCGTTCGCCGCGCCCGCGGGCAACGGCGGCTCCCCCGTGTACCAGGAATCCAGCAGTTCTAGCCGTTCCTGCCGGGCCGGGTCCAGGAGCTTCGTGGCGAGACGCCGCAGCCACCAGCCGGGCGACTGCGGGTCGGTGCTGTCGATCGGCACACCAACCCCCCTTCGCCTCAACGGATACGGCGTGCCGCGTACACGGTTTCCTTGCGCGACTTCACTCCGGCGGCGACCGCGTCCATACGCGCCTCCCACGCGAGCGTCGCCGCCACCGCGCCGTCGATCTTGTTCGGGGAACCCGGGTACTCCTTCGCGATCTGCAACCCGGCCCGGGAAGGCCGGCGCCGGGCGTTCAGGAAGTGCCGGCGCAGCAGCGTCGCCAGCGCCGCCTGCTCGCCGGCCCGGTCCGCGGCCGGCGTGAACGTGACCGCACGTTCCAGGAACGCCTCGCGCATCCGCTCCAGCGCCGCGACCATCGCCGTGGGCCGGTTCGTGTACCACTCCAAGGGCCGCTTCACGGTGGCTTTCACCTGCATGCGGTCCGCGTACTTGCGGTGCCAGCGGTCCACGTAGTCCTGCCAGTGCGGCGGGTCCGCGTAGTACCCGACGACCTCGAATCGGGCCATCGCCGCATCCACAGCAGCGTCCACAGCCTCGCGGTCGACCTGCCACTCCGCTTTCGGCGGGAGGTCCGCCGGCCGCTCCCAGATACCCAGCGGCTCCATGTGGCCGTCGCTGACCCGGCACGCCACCAGTCCGGTCGCGTCGTCGGAGCGGGAACCGTCGAAGCCGAGCGTCACCATGTCGCCGTCGCGTAGAGCCTTCACCGCGTCCGCGCAGGCGTCGTATTCGTGCGCGGCCAGCCACGCATCGGAGGCGCTGGTCTCCGCGTTCAGGAAGTACCGGCGGCTGTCCGCCGGGTCGGCGCGGGTGTCGTAGAACTCGTCCACGATCGAGTCGAGATCGTTCCACTCGATCGCCTCGCCGAACGCTTCCAGGATCGCCGCGCGCAACTGGTCCTCGTGCGACAAGTCCTCGCACTCGCCCCAGCGGTGGTCATACATCAACCGGGCACGTTTCGACCGGCCCGTACGGATGGCCTCCGCGAGCTTGTACGTCTCCTCCGCGATCGACTCCGCACCCGGCGCGAACATCGTCGTCGTCTCCAGGAACCACGTACCGGCGAGCTTCTTCCGCTTCCGCAGGTTCCGGGTCACGGTCCGGTACATCCGCCGCAACTCCGGCAAGTCGTACAGGTGCGACTCATCGAAGACGACGAACGTCTCCTTGCCGCCGTCCTTACTCGCCGAACCCGCCGTCGACGGAGTGATCTCGCCGCCACCCGGCAGGAACACCCGCGTCAGGCCAGCGTCCACGCCCGGAACGTGCGCCAGAGGGCATTCGTCGTCGGTCAGGTTGAAGTGGATCGTGTCGTAGACATTGCCGGTCTGGCCTTCCTCGGTGGCCATGATCCGCACATACGGCACCTTCACCGGCCGGCCCACCGGCTCGCCGGCCTCGTAGACGTACCGGAACCCCAGCCCCCACGGGTCCTCGTACACCTCGCCGCCGGCAGCCCACCCGGCGAACCGGCACGGCCCCAACGCCTCGAACAACGCGAACCGGGCGCCATACCCGGACTTATCACAGCCCTTCGGCCGGGACAGGAACCCGGAGTCGTACAACCGCCGACCGGACTCGTCCAGCGCGTAGCAGTCGACACCGAACCCGGTGTACTCATCGCCGTGCGCCACCGGCAGGCCCTGCACATCCCCCGGGCCGTGCCGGGTGAAGTACTCCATCCACGCCACGGCCAGCCAGCCCAGCGACTTGGCCCTGTCGTGCTCCGGGGCGCGCACCAGAGTGCGCGGCATGACCTAGCTCGTCAGGCGGGCGCGGCGAGAGTTCAAGCTGGTCACCGTGCCCTCGGCGGGCGCCGGCACCGACCTGGCCGGGGTTGGCGCCTCAACCTCCAGGCGCAGCCGGGCGCGGTCCTCCAGGGTCGCCCCGAACTTCGCCACCCGCAGCCGCAGCTCCGACGCGAACTCCCACCGGCCCTTCGTCCACATCGTGTGATGCATCAGAGCCGTGTCCAGCAGGAAATCCCAGTCGGTCGGGTGGAACGCGGCAGCCTGCGGAGCCTTCCGCCAATTCGACCACCACGTCTTCGTCTGCGCGTGCCAGTCCTCGCCATCCGGCAGAACACCTGCGGGCAGCGCCGGGCCGCGGGTACGTCCATCCCGCGTCACCGTCGTTCGCGGAGTCTGGTCGATGTTCCGGCGGCGCTTCACAGCCTTCGGCGCGGGACCGCGGCCGGGCACTACCGGCCCCTGAACGGGTGCGTCATGGTGCCTCCCATGTCGGGAACCCCGGACCGTGGCCCATGGCGGGCGCCAGCCAGGTACTGCGTGTGGGGGTCGGAGACCCGTACGGACCGCGAGGTCCA